CCCAACCGAACCAACTCTCTCCAACAACCCCTTTTGTTGTGAGATCCGCATGTTTGGATCTCAGATCCTGCGATCCCGGATTCTTCAGGGACTGTCGCATCTCTTCTTCCTCCTTCGATATCTACATCACCGCACGAATCGTTGCAAGAGTAATTGAAAATTGCTCTTGTAACGACATGCCGTTGGTGTCATGGAGGGACAAAAATTGTTTGGCCTTTGACTTCATCTGTCTCAAAGAGTCTGCTGTTCTTGGAACGAACAGAAACTCAAGTCTCAGGTACCAGTACAAATCCGTACTCACCTCCACTTCCCTATGGCGCTCTTTCCGACGATTCAACCGTGCCTCTCTTCCTGACCACACTTGATGCCCAAAGAATGTAACTGCCTTCTTTGTCGGCTTCATGTTGTGTTTGTTGTCAGACAAGACAGGTTTATCGGTTTGGTCGTCCACTGCCTTAATTGCGCTTTCCTCCACGGCTTTCATTCGGTCTGTTTGGTCTGACCGATAGCCATGCCGGCGTTTCGACATCTTCTTTTCTTCCACAACCTTTGCACCACCATTTTCCTTCGCGGCCTTCTCTGCCCCTGTTCCGGCAGGCTTGGCACCATTGTGTTTCCTCCCAGTACTTTCTCGCCTCACTTGCGGTTTCTGCGTTGAAGTAGGCCTCAAAGGCAATGTGCCCCTGGGTGTAGCCCCCATACTCAACGATCGAGTCATAGACCCTCCTGATGTTCCTTCTGGCTTCACTTGCTCTCCCACCTCGCTTGGCGCTGTTGGTGTTGGTTGTTTCCCCGCCTGACCCTCGATCTGAATAGCCGGGCCTGGCTTCCTTTGCACTTTCTTTCTTCGCTCCAACGCCTTCTTCAAGCTTTCCAGCTCCGACGTTAGTCTTTGGATTTTTGCTTCCAAAGTCCCCCCTCCAGATTTTAAGGAGGTCCGCCTGGGTCGACCTTGAGTATTTCTCCCATTCGGTGTTCCCCGGAAATTTCTTTGAGACGATTTGTGGTCTCGCTGTCCTGTCCGCTCTGGCATATTGGCGAATTTCAGTTAAACTGTCAGTTATCATGGATCGTCACACAACCCACTAAGATTTCCTATCGTTGAACTTACTTCCTTAGCTTGTAGTCTTAAAACCAC